CCCTCCGAAGTTAAAACCGCCCATAAAGGGAGAGATGCGTATATTGTTCACGTATCCGCCGAATCCAGGGTCAGGTAGTGGTGGCGGTGGCGGCGCAACGGGTGTCGGCGCTACTGCTGGTGCAGGGTCTTTCCTACCGACCGTTAATGCATCAAGAATCGGCATGCGCAGCTCGTTCCTCGTTTGCGGTAATCCAGACGTGCCCCTTCCGGGTTGCGATAGGTTAAGCGTTGACTGTGGTCTGCCAGGATTTACGAAGTCGCTCGCTGGGATGCCAGTCTCTTCTGCTGTGATCGATGGCCTGATATTGCCAAACATACTGCTGATTTCTGCGGCAGGATCTGCTTGCTGCGTAAACAGGCCGCCGCGGCTGCCAAACAGGTTGTCTATTTGCGCGTCAGTTATCTGCGTTCTATCTGAATCGTCATAAGTCGCTGGTGTGTACATACCGCCAGGGTTAATGCCGCCATAAAAGTTAGATGGCGGCGGCGCTAGGTCGATTTGAAAATTGTTCGACGGCTGCTGCGGAGGCGGCTCTGAGTTGTACGTCTCGTCCGTGATCGGCATACCGTTGTAGTAACCGAAATCTAAATTAAGAGGAAACGGATTAAACGGCGCCGGGATGTACGGGTTTGGCTGCGGCGTTGGTATTGGCGGCAACGGCGCGGGCGGCGGTGCGGGTGCTGGCGCTTGACTTTGGTAACCACCTGGCACCGAGAACTGAGAAAAGTAGTTCGGCATCGGCTGCATGACGCGCGTCGTTGAGCCGTACATATCCATCATCGGATTGTAGCTTCCGAAGCTTTGCTGCCGAGGTGGCTCAAATGGCTGAAACGGCATCGTCGGCGTGTAGGGCGTTTGCGGCGTGAAGGTCGGAATACTAAAACCGCCCCCGCCTGGTCCTTTACCCATCGACATTAGGAACCTCCTTGTACATGGTGACGTGGCTCGTTTGGTAGCCGATGTCTTTTAGTGTGCGCTGCCAGCCCTTTCGGCCGCTAAGCGTGATGAATTCGGCGTCGAGCTGTCTAGCAAAGTCATCGAGTGACTCATCGAAATCTTTGATCTGCTCTAGGTTGCCCGCCGCCAGGAATATGTGAATGGCTCTCACCTGCGGATAGACGATGAGCTGGGTGACGAGGCAGCTCTCGCTTGCTGGCCAGAACTGCATCAGCCCCTCATCGACTGCTTCGACCACGTCCTCGAACGTGTGCGTGCCGCCGCTAAGGTCTAGCGCTGACTGCAGCAAAATCCTGTAAGGCAGCATTGCCTCCAGGCTTGTCTTTGCGCTCATCGCGTCATCTACATTCATATTGCCGTCGCTCCTAAATTGCCGCTGTTATCGACCGTGATCGAATAGCGCGTGCCGTTGGGAGATTTCAAAATCAATCGCGCGTCGCCCACCTCAACATCTTGATTGCGCTTGTGATTGAGTTGGTCGGCCTGCTCGATCAAGAGATTCATCTGATTGATCTGCTTGGCGTCGTACTTTTCTGTTGCGTTAGGAAGGATCATCGTGCGCTCCCTGGTACAACATCGAGTTTCATCGTGCCAACCCGCCAATCCGTTGCGACGTTACCGACGATCCGCATGGCCACTTCCCTACCCTGGAACCGCACGCTCGTTGGGTTCGCCATCGTGTACGGGCCGTGACTCGACTCGCTAGCGTTCGGATAATTACGCGTCTTGAACGTCGCCTTCACGTCGCCCTGCGTTTTTTCATCGGGGATCAACGTGCGGGCAACCATCAATCGATCGCCCTGTCCGAGCAGCACAGGCCCACTCTCAACGAATACGGTCGCATCGTCATAAGAGAAACCGACTTCATGCTCGTAGAGGTAGCCATCCGCGCTTACGTAGTTTGGGTAGATAAACTCGCCAACGTCGGCGGCTGCTGTGCGCGCGAGCTCACCGATGGTCCAGTAGTTTTCGCGGTAGTTCCAAGCGACGTAGCGATTGCATTCGGTCGAGTCGCTTGATGGGTAGAACCACCAGCACTCGCTAAATTTGCTGTTTAACACGCCATACACTTTTGATCGCTGCGCGTCGTTGATGTCGTTAAAGACAAAATCGCCCACAGCGCTTGGCAGAGCTCTCACGCCGCCATCGTAAATGTGGAATGAGTTAGTACCCATCCAGGCTGCAAACGTGTCAGCGCGCACTACAGCGTTCGCTGAGGCTACGCCGCAGCCCGTGCCCACGCGCTGAAAAGAAAAGACAAAGGGCGGGCCAGTGTAACGCGCGACGTGCGCGTCCACGTTAGTCAGAATAAGCGTTTCGCCGCGCATCGATTCGGCGGTGATGATGTTGCCGCCCGTTGCGAGCGTGAATCCGCCCGCCTGGTTAGTCGCTGCGGCCGTCCAAGTTGTATTGTCTTCCTGATCACACCACTCTACCCGGTTGCCTTCTCCGCCAGCGCCAAGCGCGAATATGAATCGCTCGTCCGTGCTGATAATCGCCGTGTTGCTCGTCGGGGCGTTTGTAATGACAGCGGCTGCGGTCGATGTGTTGTTCTGCCATTCGTAAATCTTGCCGTCCGACGTTGAGCAGCCGACCAAGTATTGGCCCCAGGTGTCGAGCGACCAGGTTGTGGCCGGCGTGTACGGCCCGGTGTCTGGGCGCGGCGTGCCCCACTCGTTTGCATTCCAAGTGAGCGATCCCCAGCCGAGGTTTTGCACAGCGTCAGCGGCGCCGGCAGTAAAGCCGGTCGGCGTGATGTCATGCACAGTATTTGACTCATCAATGACGTACAGCTTGCTATGCGTTCCTGCGGCCGTGCGGCGGTTACCAGCGTTGTCCCGATACGTGATCAACGCACGGCATACCCCTGTCATCGCGCTGCTTGTGCGCGTTCTCCAGCCGCCTACGGGCTGCATGCTGCCCTCGTACCAGCGAACGAGATTCGCGTCGTTCCAAGAGTTGGCCTGCTGCAGATTCGTGCCGTTTTTAACGACGCCTGGCGGGATGTCTAGTGCAATCAAAGCCATAAGCTAGTAGCTCCAAATCGCGGGAGACGGCCGATCGGGGTCCGTATCCAAATGAATGAATCGACCACCCCCTTTTTGGTTAACGCCGATTCGTTTTATTCCATGACGTAGCGCGACCTCGATCACGCGTAGCGCTTGCTCGCCGGTCACCGCAATGTCCGCCGCGTAGCCGGCAGCGTGCGAGCCAGGCTTCTCTTTGCGAGCCTCGATGGGGTGTTCCGGGCATCGATAACCGCTGCTAATCAAAAACGGGAAGCCGCACTCCTCGCGGATGTCATCGAGTTTTTCGGTAAACGAGAACTTGATGCCCGCATTGCCGCAGTGCTGACATCTGAACTCGTCAGGATGGAAGTACTTCACTTCGCCACTCCCTTAATCTTTTCGACTCCGCGAATGCCCGACATACCAAGCATGCCGAGCATCACCGGGTAAAGCAGGTCGCTGTTCACTGGCGGCATCTCAAACCACACGCTGAGCAGCGGCTGCGCAATCACGTTGTAAGCAAGCCCGATCCAACAAACATGGCCGATGGCCGGGCGCCAAGATGACTGAAACCAGTTGCCTTGCGCCTCTTGCTTGTTGAGCTCTATCTGCGCGAGCGCTTGCTCTTGCGCATGGCGTTCGGCGAGCGTCGATAATTCAAACGCGATGCGCTGCTTCTCGCTTGCATCGGGTATAAATTTATCGAGTAGCTTTGTTGCCGGGGCTATGAGCTCGCCGAGTATCGCCATCAATTCACCAGTTCGATCTGCGGCTCTTCTTCCTGCTCCGCAACCGATTGTTTAATGCTGTTCGCATAAGCGTTGATTACCACATGCAGTTCTTGTCGCTGCATGTCCAACCGACCTAATTCGTTTCGCAGCTCCATGATCCTTCCGACCTGCGCCTTGCCTTCGTCGCTCAGGTCTTCGATTTGTATTTCATTACCATCAATCACAACGTTATCCATCGCTCGCTCCTTAGCAGCTAAATTAAATATGTCGTTGATCGGGCGCGGGTGCGCCAAGGTCGGTGCCAGGACGGCACGGGTCGTTAGAAGACGTTAATAACGAGGAATAGTGTTCCCATTGCTAACGTTAATACTGTCGCGCCGATGCCAAGCATCTGGCCGACAAAATTGATTAGTTCTTCTCGCTCTTTCTGCGCGCGCTTCAATCGCGCCATTTCTTTTGCTTGCGCCGCTCGTTGCTCTTCCATGATTTGATTCATGTCGTGCAAAACATCGTGCAAGCCAGCCATCCTCAAATGATCGGCTAGTTGCTGTTGAATCGTGGCAGCTCGCTTTTTCGACAAAGCAATATCCAGCGCGCTTTTCTGGTCCAGCTTGCCAGCGTGCTTCTTTTCTACCTCGTGAATCTTTTCCTGCGTATTGCATAGGCGTCCAACAATTGTCGAAAGACTCGATGCATGCCCGGCGCTTTCGGAAACGGCGCTCGCCAGCGAATTGACGGCCGTCAGAACAGCCACTACCTCTGCTATTGCCATTGTTCATCTCAACATAAGAGTCCAAGCGCTCGCTCCTGTTGTGATTACTGTTGCCACCACTAGCCATGCTAGTTTTTCCCAACGCGCTGCGTGCGAGTCGGTTACTTTGCGCAGTTCCCGCATTTCTACTATTGCCTCTGCCCACCTTTCGCCACACTCTTTTTCATGCTTGGCGATTTGCTCTAGGGCTTGGACAGCGAGATTGCGCTCTTCCCTAGTCACTTCTTAGCGTGTCCGACGTTTAACGCAAGCGCGTCAATAATCGGCTTAACATACTTTGCAATAAACGCATCGTCTGCCTTTGTTGGGGTCACAGCCGCCACCGCACTCGCCAAGGTCACCACCGCCGTCGCAATATTGATAGCTGTCCAAAGGTCCATTACCAAGGCACTCCATTCGCTTGAGTTGGGTTCTTGTCAGCTTCAATCTTGGCTGCAAGCGATGCCTCAATAGCGTCATGGTCAACGCCGTTTGCCCAGCACCAACCTAGCACCTGAGACTCCGTAAGATCGTCGTAAGGCGTGAAGTCTGGGCTTGATGGGTCGTAGGTAAAGCCGCAAGTGCCATAAGATGATGCGCTATAGGTTACAGCGTCATCACCTTCGCCTACGATTTCAGAATCGGTAGCTCGCCAGTGGGCAACGATCACGCCACCGTCAGATAGCTCACGTTCAAGTGTTGAGATTGTCCATGTTGTAGCCATTAGTTAGCTCCTTCTAGTTGTGCGATACGTGCTTCAAGTTCTTGGATTGTTGCTACCAGTAAAGGTACTAGCTTGCTTTGGTCAATACCTTGGTAGTCTGGTACTGAGCGTGTACCCATAATAGCGGCAGTAACAACATTGCCGTCATCATCTAGCACTGCTGGAGTAACTTCATACTCCTCATCTATCATTGCGTCTTTTTCGCCAGCTATTGCTTCAGGAACAATTTCTTGCACTTCGTGAGCTAAAAAACCGTCAACAGTTGTGTCAGGGTCTGCAATGAAGTTAAAGCGTGAAGGCTTGAGTTGCTTGAGGCGTTCTGTAGCGCCTGTCATAGCTACTACGTTTTCCTTTAGGCGGTAGTCTGATGAAGTAATGTAAGCTGTCGAAGAAGCGTTTGTTCTTATGTCTCCAACATTGCCGTTAGGGTTAGCAAAAATCATATGTTTAGATGATGATGTTGAATTACTTGTAGACTTCCAAGCATTTACAGTTGTTGTAACCCCAGCAGCAGTAATTTTTGTTCCTAAATTAACATTGCCTGACAGGTAAAGGTCTTTGAAGCGGTATCCAGATTCTCCAATATCAATTACGCCATCAGGGTCAGCAGGACCATGAGGTCTTAATGATGGAGAAGTGCCGCTGTCAAAAAAGATAGATGTGTCGTCTGAGCCGATATAAAGTCTGCCTCCAGAAGTACCAATACTACCGACTGGTGTGCCGTCTTTGTTGAAGTATGCTATTGCTCCATCAGAAGACAAACGATTAAACGATGCCGCATTTGTTTCACTAGCTGTAGCCCATAACGTGCCGCCAGAGCGTGCCTCTATTCCTGCTGTGCCAAAAGCAGTAGAAGTCTTCCCAACCAACAAGTTACCGCTTGAGTCTATTGTGACAGCATCTCGACCAACCGAACCATTAGACGAATACTGTGAAAGAACTATCTCACCCGCTGTCCCTATCGCATCGCCGACAACTGCAAATCTACCTTTGTTGTATCCAGCAATGTAATCGCTAAATGTTGACGAGGCAGTCAAAGCAGGAACCTGACCGTTAGAAATTATGCCGCCAGTAACAGTCAAAGACTCCGAAGACGCATCCCATAACAACTTCGCAGTTGTGCCAGTGTCTTCGTAGAAGCTGATGTCGCCGTTGGTGGCAATGTTAAGTCTGCTTTCGTTTTGTGTTCTTAAGACTATAGGAGTCCAAGAGCCAGTTGATGTGTAGGTTGCTGACAGTCTTGCCTCTGTCCCAGTGTGGGCTATACTTAAAAAGCTATCATTAGCACTAGCTACGAAAGACCCACT